AGAGGACATTTTAAATGAAGAACTTACATGTGACTGTCAAGAATGAACCCTTACGAGAAACTACTAAACAGAAAAAGGAAATGGACACCAGTCCAGACGACTGCAGGATTATGCAAGCAAGGGGCACACGAAACGGTGTTACGTGCTCTTGCGTTGCGACATATGGAACTACCTGTGGGAGATTTTATCCGTGATGGATTGGATACCGACGTACCAAAACTATCGCGGGAGTTATTGGAATCAAATATCACCGACGAGATCAATCACGACGTGGCACTTGGTTACATTGCCAATGCTTACGGGGTTGATGAAAAAGCTGAATCGGAAGCTTTGCGGCTCCGGGATGCTTGGACTGCGCATCCTGATCATACGATCCTCAAAGCGATGGTTGCCGAACGTGCAATTTTCTTCGTTCTTCTACCATTCTTTCGCGCTAATGGTGACGCTGGAATGCGAACGGTCAGTGCGGATATAAGCAGAGATGAACAGATTCACGTTGCTGCCAATAGTCTTGTTTGTCGGGAGTTGGGGCTTGATGTCAGCCCTAGTCTTGATAAACTCCGCAAGGCAACTATCAGTTGGGTAATGCAACCCCTCGGTAATAGTGCCGATAAATATTTAGATAAAAAATTTTGGCTGGATTCTAGTGATCGCTTGATGTATGAAGGCAAAGCTCCAGAGCTTTCTTTTACCAAGGCAGCACGGATGCCAGCATTCTTTGAGCATAGTAATGTCAACCTCCCTCAATATGCTTGAGACTTTGGGAATGCAATCCCGAGGTTTAGTACATCAGTTAGAAGAAACATTCCCACCAGTTAACCCAACACCAGACGACACAATGGAAAAAATTATGTTTAGATCCGGGCAACGTAGTGTTGTTGAATGGATTATTAATTATATGGAGGAGAACTAATGGCCAGTCCCATTTATGGTAATTTCTACGGAAGCAACGAGCCCCAAGATATTTACGGGAAAAAGACTTCAGACAAAGGTTCTTACGTAATAAGAGATAGACAAAAAGCAGTTTATACTACTGGTGCCGGTAGAGATGGTACGAAAAGAAACACTAAATATGTAAATACATACGAGTGGCAACCCCAGAAGGCTGAGCAGCAAGCAACCCAAGAAGAAACAAACAACAACAACAACCAACCTAGCTACACACCAACACCAATAGATGTAGGACAAGTAGACACAAACGTTCCAACACAAACAAACCAGAATACACAGGAACCATTTGATACAACTCCATACGACAATATTATTAGTCAGTTAAGTAATCAGATCAGCAGCATTACCAGTGCAATGCAGACTAACACAACAAACTTTAACAACCAAATGGCTGAGTATGGTAAACGATTTGACGAGCAGCAAACCACATATGACAAAAATCTAACGTCAATGAGGAACACATTGCTAGCAAGTAACCAGCCACAACGTGAGCCAGTACTAGGTATCAAAGGGGCTGCTGATAAAGATAATGCACAGATTAGACAGTTAGGTAGGCAAGGTATGAAGGGAACATTCTCACGTGAAGGCCTACGTATTAAAAACATCAACGTATAATTAAATGCACGCAAGAACAAGGTATGACTATTTAGCAAGCGATCGTTCCCAATTCTTAGAAGAAGCACGGCAAGCGTCAGAGCTTACCCTTCCATACTTAATTCGTGGACATGAAGAACACATGTCAGGTATGAAACAACTTAAGACACCATTCCAATCGGTTGGTGCCAAAGGTTGTGTGACATTAGCAAGTAAATTAATGCTTGCATTGCTACCTGTACAGACCAGTTTCTTTAAACTCCAACTAGATGAAAGTCAACTCGGTGAGGAGTTTCCTCCAGAGATGAGATCAGAACTTGACCTATCTTTTGCAAAGGTAGAGCGAATCATTCTAGAATCAATCTCTGCTTCAGATGATCGAGTTGCAGTACACCAAGCTTTACTACATCTTGTAGTAGCTGGTAACGCTCTAGTTTATATGAGTAAGCATGGACTAAAGGTATATCCTCTGAACCGCTACGTTGTGGATCGGGATGGCAACGGTCAAGTGATTGAAATAGTTACCAAAGAAAGAATCTCAAAAGATTTGATTGAAAGTCAGCTACCCAAAGAGGTGCTAAATACTAATCAAGTTACTGATGATAATGAATACAGTGATAACGTTGATGTCTATACGCATATCAAGCGGGACAACAATAGATATGTATGGCACCAAGAAGTAAATGACAAGGTACTGATTGATTCACGGGGTAAGGCACCTATTGATATCAATCCTTGGATTCCACTACGTTTCAATACAGTCGATGGTGAAGGCTACGGTCGCGGAAGAGTAGGCCAGTTTATTGGTGATCTGAAGTCCCTTGAAGGACTATCTCAGGCACTAGTAGAAGGCTCTGCAGCAGCTGCAAAAGTAGTATTTACAGTATCACCTTCAAGTACAACTAAGCCTTCCACACTGGCAGCAGCAGGCAATGGTGCAATCATTCAGGGCAGACCTGATGACATCGGAGTCATTCAAGTTGGTAAAACAGCTGACTTCAGAACTGCTTATGAAATGGCAGGCACATTGGAACGTCGCATTAGTGATGCATTCCTGGTGATGAACATCAGGCAGTCAGAACGTACTACTGCTGAAGAAGTACGTATGACTCAGATGGAATTGGAACAACAACTCGGTGGACTATTCAGCCTACTTACAGTTGACTTCTTAGTTCCCTATCTAAACAGAAAGCTGAACGAAGCACAGAAGAAGGGAGAGATTCCTAAGATTCCCAAGAACATCGTTAAGCCTACAATTGTCGCAGGTATTAATGCACTAGGTAGGGGACAGGATAGGGAAAGCCTATCTCAATTCCTTACTATCCTGGCTCAAACATTAGGACCAGAAGCTATTGCTAACTTCATTAATACTGATGAGGTGATCAAACGTCTGGCTGCATCTCAAGGCATTGATGTGCTGAACCTTGTACGTTCTATGCAAGAAGTACAGCAAGAAGCACAAGCAGCACAGCAGCAACAAATGGCTATGCAACAACAACAAATGGCAGTTGATGCGATGAAGACACCTGTAATGGATCCATCAAAGAATGGTGAAGTAGCAATGATGGAACAACAAGCACAACAACAACCACCACAATAACTAATATATGGCAGAAGTAATGTCAATGCTCTCTGATGAAAATACTCAGGGAGAACTAAATGCAGATGAACAAGAGTCACTGCAGATAGGAGAGGAGATGGAGCAGCAGCAAGAGACAATGCTTGCTGGTAAATACAAGAATGCTGAAGAGCTTGAAGCTGCTTACATTGAACTCCAGAAAAAGCTAGGAACTCCAGATACAAATGAACCTACAGAAGAATCTGAAACAGAGGAACCTGAGGAACCTGAAGAAGAGTCAACAGACTCATCTTTATTTGAAAGGTTGTGGGAAGAATCCAAAGGAGAGTACTCAGAACAAACTCTAAAAGAGTTATCTGAGTCTAAGCCAGAAGACCTAGCAAAGCTGTATCTTGATTATAGAAGTACTCAAGATAAACCAACGATCACTGAATCAGACGCTACTAACCTAAAAAATGCTATTGGTGGTGAAGAAAGTTACACCAGCATGATGCAATGGGCGAGTGAAAATCTCAATGAAACAGAGATTGGTATGTATGATTCAGTAATGGATTCAGGCAATCGCAATGCTGCATACTTTGCTATGCAAGCATTATCGTATCGGTACAACGATTCGGTAGGTGTGGAAGGAAACTTACTACAAGGTAAGGCATCCTCTAACACTACTAAGGGATTCAAGAGTCAAGCAGAAGTAGTAACAGCTATGCAAGACCCACGGTATGACCGTGACCCTGCCTATCGCCAAGAGGTAATGGCAAAGCTTGAAAGTTCAAACGTTAATTTCTAAACAAACTACCCATTATTATAATGAAAAAATTTATCACATTTCTCTCCGCCGCTGCTTTGGGTGCGCCCGCACTGGCTGGTCCTTATGCCAACGTAGAGATGAACTCCGGTTATTCAGGATCTGATTTCACTGGATCTGCAACTGATGTACACGTAGGTTACGAAGGTGCTAACTGGTACGTGCAGGGTGGACCTGCTCTACTGGCACCAGATGGTGAAGACGGCGACGTAGAACTGTCCGGCAAAGCAGGTGGTTCATATGGAATTAGTGATGAGCTTTCTGTTTATGGAGAGGTGTCATTCCTGACTGGTGAGACTGCTAGTTATGGCACAAAGGCTGGACTGAAGTACAGCTTCTGATGAACGATACACAAATCTGGCCACAAGAACCTCGGATGGAAGTAATGCAAGTAGATCAAGGACAACATGCAGAACGATTGAATGGTCGCCTAGCAATGCTGGGTGTCATCGCTGCACTAGGTGCTTATGCACTCACTGGACAACTTATTCCAGGTATTTGGTAATGAGTAAAGGACTTTACGCAAACATCCACGCCAAGCGTGAACGCATTAAAAAAGGCAGTGGTGAATCAATGAAGAAGGCTGGAGCCAAAGGTGCTCCAACCGCAGCAAACTTTAAGCGGTCTGCAAAGACAGCTAAGAAAGCTAAATAGAATCAGGAGGGTGCAATTCCCTCCCTAGCTCTAGACAGCCAAGTCTTTAAAATGGTCTTACTTATTAGAACAAAACATACAATGAACTATTACTTAAATGACCGCTACTATTTCGCTACAAAGACAACAAAAGAATGCTTGGAATAACTTCTGTGACTGGGTAACCAGTACTAACAACCGACTGTATGTTGGTTGGTTCGGAGTCCTTATGGTTCCAACATTACTAGCAGCTACAACCTGCTTCATCATTGCATTCATTGCAGCACCACCCGTAGACATCGATGGCATTCGTGAACCAGTTGCAGGATCGCTCCTGTACGGAAATAACATTATATCGGGAGCAGTTGTCCCGTCTTCAAACGCTATCGGACTCCACTTCTATCCTATCTGGGAAGCAGCAAGTCTTGATGAATGGCTATACAACGGCGGACCATTTCAACTGGTCGTCTTTCACTTCCTTATCGGTATCTATGCTTACATGGGACGCGAATGGGAACTTAGTTACAGACTCGGAATGAGGCCCTGGATCTTTGTCGCATACTCCGCACCCGTGGCAGCAGCATCCGCTGTCTTCCTTGTTTATCCCTTTGGACAAGGTTCTTTTTCAGACGCTATGCCTCTTGGCATTTCCGGTACTTTTAATTATATGTTGGTCTTCCAGGCTGAGCACAATATCCTCATGCACCCCTTCCACATGTTGGGAGTTGCGGGGGTATTTGGTGGAAGCTTGTTCTCAGCTATGCATGGATCTTTGGTTACGTCGTCACTCGTTCGTGAGACAACTGAAACTGAAAGCCAGAACTATGGTTACAAGTTCGGACAAGAAGAAGAGACTTATAACATTGTTGCAGCCCATGGCTACTTTGGTCGTCTCATTTTTCAATATGCGTCTTTTAATAATAGCCGTAGCTTGCACTTCTTTCTCGCTGCTTGGCCTGTCGTGGGTATCTGGTTTACTGCTCTTGGGGTTAGTACTATGGCATTCAACTTGAATGGCTTTAACTTCAACCAATCAATTCAATCATCAGATGGTCATGTCCTTAATACATGGGCTGACATCTTGAACCGTGCTGGTCTTGGTATGGAAGTAATGCATGAACGTAATGCACATAACTTCCCACTTGATCTTGCATCAACACAATCCACACCTGTTGCATTAGTTGCACCAGCTGTTGGTTAAGTGAGATAGATCTTACAGAGGGGTGCAATTCCCCTCATCACTATTGGCTTTAGCCCCTTACGAGGGATACCTTTAGCCGTCTAGACGGTGGGATAGACCACAATACAAATTAAATAATACTCAAAGATCTTTGAGAGTCGTACATAATTAACTCTCTTTTTTAAAATGGCACATCAGTCTACAGACCTTACAACCAGTTTGGTTAATATTGGTCAATCTAATCTCTCTGGAGATAAGCGCGCACTTTACCTTAAGTTGTTCAGTGGCGAAATGTTCAAAGGCTTCCAGCATAACGCGATCGCTCGCGATCTTGTGATGAAGCGTACACTTAAGAACGGCAAATCATTGCAGTTCATCTATACTGGCCGCACAACTGCCGAGTGAAATGACGCTCCCATAGACAGTAATGTTTATGTGCAAATCGGGTGAACTCAGGGAAACCTAAGTCTTATGATAAGGCAATCCTGAGCCAAGCCTCTTAGGCGTAAGAGGAAGGTGCAACGACTACATGGTGTGACACGCTTGTCACGTAATACATGGTTAGCGCCCGACATCCATTTTGGATGATGATATAGTCTAGACCACATTAAAGTGTGGATTAATCTGATCACACCCCCGGAAATGCAATCCTCGGTAACTCCGACGGTGCGCCTCCCGTGGCAGAGAAGACCGTCACAGTTGACGACCTTCTTATTAGTTCAGCGTTCGTATACGACCTTGACGAGACACTTTCTCACTACGATCTTCGCTCGGAGATCTCACGTAAGATCGGATATGCTCTTGCAGAAAAGTATGACCGCTTGATCTTCCGTGCAATTGCTCGTGGTGCTCGTGCAGCATCCCCAGTAAGTGCTACTAACTTCGTAGAGCCCGGCGGTACACAGATCCGTGTCGGTTCTTCTACCAACGAATCTGATGCTTTCTCCTCTACCGCATTGGTTTCCGCCTTCTATGACGCAGCCGCAGCGATGGACGAAAAGGGGATTAGTTCAGACGGACGTTGCGCCGTATTGAACCCCCGTCAGTACTACGAATTGATCCAAGCTGTTGGTTCCAATGGTCTTGTAAACCGTGACGCTCAGGGTTCTGCTCTGCAAGGCGGCAACGGCGTTATCGAGATTGCTGGCATCCACATCTACAAGTCAATGAACATCCCGTTCCTTGGCAAGTACGGCACCAAGTTTGGCGGTACTACTGGCCAAACCTCTCCTGGCAATACCGGTGACTTCATCGGACCTGCCCTGGAAGATGCTTCTACCGCACAAGGTGGAATCAACAATGACTACGGCACAGCTTCCGAGTTCGGTGCAGTGTCTGCTGGTCTTATCTTCCAACGCGAAGCAGCCGCTTGTGTCGAAGCAATCGGTCCTCAAGTCCAAGTTACCAGTGGTGATGTCTCCGTGATTTATCAGGGTGACGTTATCCTTGGCCGCTTGGCTATGGGTGCAGATTACCTAAACCCTGCTGCAGCTGTTGAGCTGTATGTAGGCGCTACGGCACCTTCTGCATTCTGATTTAAATAAACCTTTGGGGTCTCTTCGGAGGCCCTTTTTTTTAATCCTAAAAAAATATTATGGCTTTTCCTACCACTAATGCACAGCGAGAGCTGCCAGCTGTAAATCAAATTCTACAGTCATGTGGTCAAGCGCCTGTGACTACCCTAGATCAAACCAACCCGGACGTTGCGATTGCCTATCAGACTTTGTTAGAAGTCTCACGGGAAGTACAGGCCGAGGGATGGTCATTCAATAAGGAGTTTCATTATGATATGTCTCCTGATTCTAACAACGAAATACTTATCGCTAATAACATCCTACAAATTGATGCAGCACAAAATGCTGCTAATGTGAATCTTGATGTAGTAAGACGAAGCGGTAAGCTATACGACAAAGCACATCACACTTATACATTCACAAAGAAAGTATCTTGTGATATTACATGGTTACTTGATTGGGTTGACCTTCCTACACCAATTGCAGACTACATAACTTGTAAAACAGCTACTACTGTATCAAGCAGAATTGTAGGTGATAGTAATCAATACCAAATACTTCAACAAAAAGAAGCTTTCACTAGAGCAATGGCTTTGGAGTATGAATGCAATCAAGGTGACTACACCTTCTTTGGACATCCTGGCGAAACCAATACATATAACAGCTACAAACCGTACAACGCACTTTATCGTTAAATGCCTGCAGTAACTCAACGGATCTCTAACTATCTTGGTGGAGTATCAAAACAATCAGACGACAAAATGCTTCCCGGTCAGGTCCGTGAGTGCTACAACGGATTTCCTGATGCAACATATGGTCTAACAAAAAGACCTGGCTTTAAGCACATAGCAAACCTGGGAACAGGCACAACATATGATAATGCAAAATGGTTCTACATCAATAGAGATGGTTCTGAAGAATACATTGGTTGCATCAAAGGAAATGCAGTATACATTTGGAATGCAGTAACAGGTGTAGTCTGTACAGTTAATTATGGTACAGGTGCTCAAGCATACCTAAGTGGAATTAAAACAAACTACAAATTACTTACTGTTCAAGATACCACTATTGTAATCAATAATAGTGTAACTGTTGCAACACAAGCTGCACCAACAGCTATAACAGATGCACAAGCTACTGTTGTACTAAGTTCAGCTCTTCCAAGCTCTAAGTACTATGTAACAATTCAAAGCATAGAATTTAGTATTACATCAGATGCAAACGATTTTACTTATGATGACATTCTGACTGAGAAGGCAGGAAACAACTTAAAGGATGCAATCGAAGCAGGTATAACAGCACAACAATCTGCAAGCAATGCAAACTTTAATGGGACATGGACAGTCACTAGGAATGGTGATTACAGCCTTGACATCACTAGGGTTGTAAGTGGTACACCAACAAGCTTTACATTAGAAGCACGTGGTGGCGTTCAGAATACAAGTCTTGGTGCATTCCAAGATGAAGTATCAAGCATTGGATTACTTCCAATCGAATCGTACCATGGTCATAAAGTAAAAATCGTCAACACAGTATCATTTTTTGATGACTACTATGCGGAGTTTATTGCAGACAACGGCGTAAGCGGTAGGGGTTATTGGGAAGAAACAATAGGACCAGGCATATCACCTGGACTAGATAATGCAACGATGCCTCATGAACTAATTAACACGGCATTGAATACATTCAGCTTACAGAAAATAACATATACAGATAGGTTAGTAGGCGACCTAGACACAAACAGTGATCCAAGCTTTGTGGGTGAAAAAATCACAGCTGGTTTCTTTCACAACAATAGACTCGGTTTCCTATCAAAAGATAATGTAGCTTTAAGTCAGGCCGGTAAATACTACAACTTCTTCTTTGAGTCAGCACAAACAGTAATTGACTCAGACCCAGTAGACCTCAGCTGTTCTTCAATCAGACCGACTGCTCTTCATGCTGTCTTACCGACTGCACAAGGTGTAATCCTCTTCTCAGAAAAGCAACAGTTTCTGATGTTTTCAGATAGCGGTGTATTAACTCCATCACTAACTACAATTAGAACAATCTCTAATTATGAGATGGACAGCACTGTAGATCCAGTAGACGTAGGCATCAATATCAACTTCATTAGTAAGACGCCTGGGTACACAAGAGTCTTTAGTATGGTTACTAGAGGCCAACAAGAACCACCACAAGTACTTGATTTATCACGTGTAGTAAAAGAATGGATCTCACCGAATATTGATCAGCTGATCTCAAGTCCACAAAACTCGATGATTGCTTTATCTAATCAAGCATCAAAGGAAGTGTATATCTTTAGATACTACAGTGATGGTAAAGAAAACTTGATGGAAACATGGTCAAGTTGGATTATGCCAGGTACAACTCAATTTATGACCATTGACTCAGATGATATGTACACAGTTACCAAGCAAGGTAATCAGGTAGTACTAAGTAAAGCTGCACTAAGTCAAAGTCCAGAACAAGCAATTATCGTCAACAACAGCGGTCAAAAGGTAAACCCTTGTATGGACTTGTATGCGACTGCTTCTAGTGTTACCTATGACTCTACAAGTAATATATCAAAGTGCTACCTTCCATACAATGATGTAAATGATCTTACACCTGTATTAATAATTAAAGGTAACACAAGTACTGGTACCTTCGTTGAATCAGGATTTACAATTACACCAGAAAGAGGTAGTGATGGCACGGGACCGTACTTTATTGTTCCACAGAAAGATCTAACCAGCGTAGCCAGTGATGTAATTGTCGGGTTCAAATATAACTTTGACGTACATATACCAACTACATATTTTAGACCTGATGTCAAGATAGCAGACTTCACTGCAAACCTGACTATTGCCAGGATGAAGTTCTCTGTTGGGTTATCAGGTGTGATGAGCTTTAAAGTAAAACAAGCAGGACGTATACCTTATAGCGTATCCTTTACAGGAGATGGATCTACAACAACATACACATACAATAAAAAAGACTTAGACTTTGAGGATAGGTCTGACGTAAAAGTAACAGTAAACGGTATTGCTACTACAGCATATAGTTTCACTAATGACACCACTATTGTATTCAGTAGCGCACCAGCAGCTAATGCAGAGATTAAATTCTACATTGAAGAATGGTTCACAACTAATCCAGTAATTGAGGCTAATACATATTTAGCAAATGACGTACCGCTAGACAATGAAACTGTATTCGCTGTACCTATACATCAACGCACGGAGAACTTTAAACTAAGGATGTTTAACAATACACCATTCCCGGTTGCAGTTAATGCAATGATGTGGGAAGGAAATTATACACCACGATTCTATAGGAGGGCTTAATTATGGCATTAGGATGGGCAATAGGCGGCGCAGCTGTATCAGCGGTATCAAGTTTCTTTGGCCAAAAGAGTGCAAACGATGGTGCCAAAAAACAACGAAGAGAACTCGCGAAATACAACAAAAAGGTTGATGAGTTTAACTGGGCTGAAACCGAACGCAAATATGATTATGCGGTAGATGGCCTAGAAATAACAAAGGAGAATAACGAAAATAATATAACCTATCAAGAAGCCAGTATGGCTTTAGATTATGGTCATCGGATGGGTATCCGTGACTTTGAACATAATCAAATGGAGCGGGCTTATGATAAATCATTAAGCCAAGCTACAAAACAGATGAGCTTTAATCAGCTTGCTGAGATGAATGCAAATAGCCAGCAAGCAAGAGCTAACTATGAAACCAATGTAGAACTATTATTTGATGAAAACAATAGCTTAATTGATTACTTTGCTAATACAACAGGATTAGACCTGAAGAAAAGTGAGGCAATAAGTCAAGCTAGTTTTCAAGAAAGTAAATCACAATTGTCTTACCAAAGTGGAACAGGATCACTTGGAATTAAACGACGCTCTGCAAGGGCTAAAGGGCAGCAGGACGTGCAGAAATCAATCCTTGATGGTATGAAAGCTGCTGGTTCAGTAAGAGCGGCTGGAGGCCAAGGAAGGTCTAAAGCAAAAGCTATTCAAGGCATCCTTGCTGAGTCAGGAGCACGTCAAGCATCGATTGCAAATGCACTGATGTTCGCTGAGGAAGACATTGACCTAAACCTAGGGATGTTAAAGGATCAAATGATACTTGATCAAACAATGGTTTTATCAGCACGAGATAGTGCAATGAACTCATTTAACTTAGAAACATCTACACTAGATGCAAAGCAATCAATGGACAAATTAGCATTCAGTGAGACGCGAGGCAACATTGCTGCAAGGGATATATTCGTACAAAATCAAATTAAACAAGCACGTCTTCAAGCAGACCTAAATGCAGAAGCTTCAATTATGTTAAAACCAGAAATAGCTCCGCCTTTACCAGTACCTTACGCATTGCCAAGGCCTATTTACCAAGACATCTACGAACCAGAGAAGCCACCTGAAACTTATACAGCAGCAGCTGCTACAGCAAGTCCTTGGCTAGCAGGATTGTCATCAGCTGCAGAAAGCGCAACAAGTATTGCTACAGCATTTAGACAATGAGTAAATACAAAAAGATGGCATCTGAAGGTAACTTCAGTGCCAACCAACTACAGGTACCTAATGAAGTACCTAAATTTGTAGAGCAAACACAAAGAAAGGTTGCTGCATTAAAAGAGAATGCAAACTTTGAACTAAAGAATAGAGAGATCTTTTTACGTGCTCAACAATTTGCACAGCAACAAGAAGAACTAAACAGGGAGCAAAACTTTAAGCTTGAAACTGAAAACAGACAGGCATTCATTGACGTTGAAAAACGGAATATGGAAACAAAGCTTAAAGAAAATGAAGCACAAGCAAAACAACAAGGAAAAGTATTTGCTGATTTAGCAGCATTCGCTCCAATGGCAGGTCAAGCAGTAGCTGCAATTGATCAAAAGATGCTAGCTGACAGGCAGAAAGCAGCAAACGTACTGGTAGATACACACGGTATTACTGCTGACAGAATGAAGCAAATATATGCTGTTGAGGATGGACTAACAAAATCTCAGTTCAGCAATATTGCTTGGATGCAAGAGCTTCAAGGTGGTAATGCAACAGAAGATGCAAAGGCAGCTTTTTTTGAAATTTACAAAAACAGAGGAAGCAGAGCATACACTAATGTAGCAGCAGTAATTCAAAATACTGCAAGTACAACAGAGAGCAGAGCGGAGGAATATCTCTATAATCTTCAAGTAGAAAATCCTCAGATAACAACTCAGGAACTACTCGAAGAAGTAGATGCTTGGAGAAGGGATGAAGTAAGCAATTTAAACTATGGGGGGAAAACTTACACCCCGGAGATGATTGCCAAACATTATACGCCAGAAGCTAATAAAGGAATCAATAGAATTAAAACAAGACTCCAAAAAAAAGTAAACACTGAACGTGATGACGCTATCAAAACTGATAGGGTACGAGCTTTCAGTGTATCTTTAAATAATGAAGGAGTAGTAGGGTTAGCTAATATAAATGCAACGCTACGTAGTGGTAGCGAGCGGAAGGAATTAGTTGGCTTTCTAATTAATGATTCAAAAAGTTCTAGGCAAGGAGCTACAACTGTCGGGGATATGCAGGCGTTCTTAAGACTACCAGTACCCGGTATGGGTGGGAAGACATTTGAACAACAATTCCCTGATGAAGCTGCTCTTGTCAATACACAAATAAGGGCTGTACAACGTAGAGAAAGAACAGATTCAAATGCCTCACAGATGGATTTCTTGTTGGGTATTGAAACTGAACTAAGAGTCAAGGCAGATGAATTTAATCAAGACGGTATACACAGCCAAGAAGAGGTTGAGCAATTAGAACGGCTTGCAATGAAGGCTGGCCCTGGATATGCCAGCCCTACTCTTACTGAATTTAAAAATCAATCAAGGTATAAACTAGCTGAAAAGCAACTTAATATAGACCTAAACCGCTTAAAAGCCTCTGGAAATCTCACTACTGAAGAAGTATTAAGCAGAGGTTTACCAAGTGAAATAGAAGCTAAATGGCTGTCACAAGCTAAGGTATCTGATGACTACAGAAAGTCATCTGCTAATGAAGCAGTAAACATTGAAATTAAAGCCTTATTAACACAACCCCCAAGCATTAAAGTTTCTCCAGATGGAAGAACTAATGACAGTGTGATTAACATGGCTGCTTATTACACTAGACAGAAAGATGAACTCTTTGAGACGCTAGTAAATCAAGGTGTGAGGCCACAACAAGCACAAGATCAAGCCATTGCTACAACACTTCAATTAATTAATCAGCAACTACAAAGCGAAACATTTATTAAAAATGGTCGTTATGTAATTGGTGATCAAAGAAATCTAGATGAAGCAAAAGCTGCACAAACTATACTTTACAGAAAGAATCAAGTTGAAAAGTTTAGGCTATTAAATCCTAGAGATCAAAAACCTGAGAATATTGTAGCAAGTCTAGATCAACCAAACTATAGAAAATACATAGATCAAATGCAAGCAACTGGAGAAGTACCAGTAGAAGTCAAAAGTCATGCAGAAACCATGAGGATGACACCACTGGAATGGGTAAATTATATTGCACCTGCTTTAGATAAAGAACCCATTGAATTAAAAGACAATAGCTGGGAAAGCCTGGTACAAAATGCACCACCAGCAACTAAAAATCTATTCACTATTAATCCTAGTGATGCACGCTTCCAACGTGGACTACAGATAATGAATGGTACTTTAGGTTCTGCACCTGTTCGTGGTGTGACAGCACCTTTGTCAGGTTCCATGCAAGAGCAAGGGAATCAAATGGTGACATACATGACAAGTGAATTAGGTATGTCAAATTTTCATGCACTAGGACTACTTGCTAATGCTGTACGAGAGTCAAGCTTAAAAACAACAAATCCTGGCGATAGCGGTACAAGCGATGGAATGTTCCAATGGCACGCTGGCAGGCTTAGTAGAGCCAAAGCTGCTTTAGGTGGTAATTGGGATGATTGGAAGTCGCAAATTAAATATGCGTTAGATGAACCAGGAGAACCTGGACAAGAGTACTTACAACAGCAATTTAGTTCAGCTCAGGAAGCTGCAGATTGGTGGATGAGACGTTGGGAACGCCCAGCAAAGCCAGAACGAGATTCCAATCGTCACAGAGAAATTCTGCAAAACTTTTAAATGAATGAAGAAGAACAGCTAGGAGGTACGCTTCCTGAACTAACCGAAGAAGAACGACAACAGCTACTAGCTGATCAAGAGCGTAGTCAAAGTCAACTTGATGAGTTAGGTCAAGCAATAGCTGTAGATCAAGAACCAGAAGCAGCGGCTACGGCACCTGTAAAACAGCCACAGCAACAAACAGAGCAAACCCCAGAAGTAAACAACAACGGTTCAGGGCAAGCAGATACAAATCCTTTAAAGAATCCAGATGGTTCTATTAATTATGAAGCACTGGATGCTGAAGCTGCAGCAGTAGATCAAATAAGCGCAGAAAGTTTACTAGCTATACCAACAGGTGTTGTAGATGCAGTTGTAGATGCAGCTAACTTCTTAGTAGATCCAGAAGACGCAATGAAGAATGCGCCTGGTCTACCAAAGATACCTAAGTTTGAAAATGATGTAACACAAACAGTACGAGAGCTATCATCTATTGTTGTACCAACACTTGCATTAGGCGGTAGTGGTTCTGCAGCACTTGCATCAAAAACTAAGAATGTAAAGCTGCTTGCAGATCCACTTGTTAGATATGCAGGTAATACTTTATTCCAAGCTGGTGTTGGTGCAAGCGTTGACTACGTAACTGAATTTAACCAGGAGGATCACAATGCTACTGGAATGTTAAAGAAGACATTCCCAAGATGGATGGGTTGGGTACCAGACAGCATTGCAACACTGGATTCAGATAGCCCTGATGTAAAGCGAGCTAAGAACGTTACTGAAGGAGTAATACTTGGTGTTGGCGTAGATATGTTGCTTGGCCTAACAAAATGGGCACGGCAACTAAGAGGTATGGATAGAGCAACTAGATTCGTTGCAGAAGGAGAGAAAGCTACTAACTACTTTAAAAAGAATGTAGAAATAGATCTAACTCCTGAAGAAGTAGTTGAAAGATCAGCTGGTAAACGTACGGTTGAGTTAGATGAAATTGGTGCTTACAACTTTGATAGGTCAACTGATCTTGACAGACCAATCTTTGGATACCATGATCTATACGGTCATCAAGAGCAAGGCATTAGATCAGTAGATGATTTAGGTATCATTGGCGCTACAGTTGATGTAGTACGTATTAATAAAAATATTGATAGTACTTATGGACGTGTAGGAAGCATGTTATCTGAAGGTGCTCTGAAGTTCATGACTGAATCAATTGAGAACAGTCAGTTTGCCATCAGAGGACTAGCTGAAACAATCAAAGATGCTGGTGAATACGGCTACCAAACAGCAAGTGGAAGGTATATTAGCCACGCTGAAATCATGGAAGAAGGTACTAAATTAGCTTCTGACTTCCATGAAATGGATCTAGCAGAACTACAAAGGACAATCTATCCAGGTTCTATTTACCAAGGTAAGAACGTAGATACCAGGACTCCAGAGCTTACGAGCGAAGCTTATGCAGGTGTAATGGGTGCAATCAAGCTGTACATGGATGACTTTGTCAACATGGATATTATGAAGGCACAAGCGTATGTAGGTACTTCTCTTGGTGGACAGATCTCTGATATGTCTCAAGGCGTAAGACTAATTGATGAAACTGGTGCATTAAATAGAGCACAAGAGATGGTGCTTGAACGTGTTGAGTTTCTGATGGCACAGAAAGGGATGACATCTTATGCACGTGGTAGAGCATTAAATATGCTTAACCTGTGGGATAGGATGACAGCCAAAGGTTCTAAAGCATTTAACAAAGCTGAAAGCACACGAATCACGAACTTAATTAAGAACGAAAAGAATCCAACGCTACAAGCAATGGAACGGATAAGACAGGAGTCAGCAGATACAGTAGCCAATCTAAAAAGGATTAACGAAGAAAATCCACATATGTTGGCACCACTGATGATGGCTTATGAACTAACTGATGGAAATGTAAAAACAATCCACGGTTTAAATCAATACGTAAGGAAATCAACTGGAGTAATTAGTAAGGCATTTATTGATTTAGAACCAGAGATTCCTTCTGTCATCATTCAAGGTTTCTATGCAAATCTCTACAACTCAACACTGAGTGCCTTATCAACACCAATTAAAGCTGGGATTTCAGGTTTTCACCTAATGGTAGAAAAACCTCTACGTACATTTGCAGGAGCACTGCCAATCATTAATGGTAGTAGGTCAGGAGACTTTGCAACGATTAGGCGTGGGTTGTATCAGTACAACAATACGCTTGAAGCATTGCAGAAGTCCTTTGAATACATGGGCCAGATCTTCCAAAGGTCAGCCTTAGATCCAAATGTAATTAATGTAAGGGATGACCTTGGATTAAAAAACACAAAGCAACTGGAAGTCTTAAATGCCTTTGCTGACGGTAAAGCTAGAGAAGGTGATTTCGGACCGCAAGCATTGATGGAAAATATCAATGATATGAATGATCTTGCTAATCATCCTTGGTTAAGGTTTGGGACACGGTCTATGCAAGCAATGGATGGTTTCACACAATCTATGGTTGCCCATATAGAAACTAGAGGCAGAGTATTTGATGAAATCACTGAAGGTGGTACCAAGCAATTTGACAAGGCTGGGGCTGATGAATTAGCAGATAAAGCTTATAAAGCTGTATTTGATGAAGATGGAATTATTAGAGATACAGCAGTAGAAAAAACTGCTGGTGAAATCTCAATGAATCTAGACAATAAATTTACCAATGCAACATCTGACTTAATAAGGATGGTGCCTGCATTGAAGCCATTCCTGTTGTTTACTAAAACACCTTTGAATGAATTAGCACTAACTGCTTCTTATAATCCACTAGGTTTATTTGTAAAAGATCTGAATGCTTATAAGCTACCATTTGATCAAATGCCTGGTGAAGAAGTAGATAGACTATTGAGGCTAAGAGGGGTTGAACCAACTGAGTTCACAGCACGTGCAAAATATAATGAGATTCGAGCAGATCTAAAGGGACGAAAAGCCTTAGGTAATTTAATGGTTGGAGGAGGGGTCGGTCTATTTATGACTGATCGTCTGCACGGCAACGGCCATTACAACAGGCAGAAACAAAAACTAAGACGTGAAGCTCAGTGGAAACCTAGATCAATTAAAGGGCTAGATGGAAAGTGGTATAGCTATGACGGCTTAGGTCCACTTACTAACTGGTTAGCTTTTACAGCAGATGTAATGGATAACTTTGATTCATTATCACCAGATGAAGCAGGTGAAAACCTAAAGAAAGCTTCATTTATCTTGGCATCTTCTATTACTGAAAAAAGTATGCTAGCTGGATTACAACCATTCTTAGATGTAGTACGTGGTGATGGTGGAGCGATTAACAAGTGGAGTTCAAGTTTCCTTAGTTCTGCAACTATTCGTGGTTCTAGTCAGTTGAATGAAATTGCAAGGCTAATGGATCCAGCACTGAAGGAAGTAGATACTAGTCTTACTGACTTGATTATGAATAGGATACCACTTCTAAAAAGCTCCTTACCTAAAGAGTACGATTGGATCGATGGTGGTGAAGTAAATCTACCTGATAACTTCTTGGCTCGACTAAGAAATGCTTACACACCGTGGAAGGAAAGCGGTGAAATCAGTCCAGAAAAACAATTCTTGATTGATATTGAATATGATGCTACACCTACATTAAGAACAGACGGTAAAGGTACAGAACTAACTAATACAGAACGCTCTGAAATCACAAATGAAATGGGTAAAGAGAAGTATTTTAGAGATGCTATTAGACGTGTAATGAAAAGTACAAGTGCTGATGCATTCAGAAGTAGCTTTAAGACTGCCCGTAGAAAAGGATTGAAACCTGACATCTCAACTATTGAGAATCTTCATGTTGAACTTGACTTGGCTTTACGTGAATCAATGGCACAAGCTATGGCTAACACACCAAGCATGACAAGTATTCAAAGGAAGTCTTATGTACAAGGTGTAGTAGGTGAATACCTACGGAGAGGTGGTACCGAGAATATAGAAAGAGCAGAAAGATTTATGGATTCAATGGAGAAAAATCATTCTAGGTAAAGCGTAATGGCAACTACACAAAACACATACACAGGAGATGGTTCGACAACGAACTATTCGTTTACATTTGAATATATCAAGCAAGCAGATGTGAAGGTAACTCTTGACACTGTTGCTACAACTGCATTTACATTTGCTAACGCTACAACGCTGTCATTCACCACAGCACCTACAAGTGGAGCTGCTATCCGTATTTTCCGTAATACAGATATAACGACACTTAATGCTACATTCTTCCCTGGTTCAGCGATTAAAGCTGAAGACCTAAACAATAACTTTACTCAGACGCACTTTGCAACGCAGGAAACTGATAACGAAGTAGTTACGTCTAATACAACTGCAAACACAGCTAAGACTACGGCTGATACAGCATTAACTAATAGTGCTGCAGCTGTGACTACGGCTAATGCATCTACGGCTACGGCAAATACTGCTTTAACCAATAGTGCTGCAGCTGTTGTTACGGCAAATGCTGCCAGTGCTACGGCTACTACAGCATCTACTGCTGCAGCTAGTGCGGTTACAACGGCTAACACGGCATCAACTAATGCTAGTGCTGCTGTCGTTACAGCTAACGCAGCTGATGCTAATGCTACTACTGCACTAAATAACTCACGGGAGTCAGATGGTAGT